TGCTCTGCCTGTTTGTGGATTTGCCGCGGCACTCTGTACGACTGATCGAGGACCACGGTTTCGCCCTGCATAGCGATGAACCGATCCGGTCTGGCACCGTTCCATTCGTAAATGGCTTGGTCATCATCGCCGGCGATGTAAGTAACGGGGACCACGGACATGAGCTTTTCTATCAAGCGCCAATTTAATTCCGCTAAGTCCTGAGCTTCGTCAACCACTAAAACTTTTAGGGGCGGCACTTTGCCTTTATTAATAAACTCATTGATCATATCGGCAAAAGAAAAAACGCCCTGTTCTTCCCGGTACTCTGCCCACGCGCGATCAATAATTTCCAGCATTGCCGGCACAACTTTTTGGCGTTGTTTTAGCCCTGTTTTAAGGCGTTCTACGCCGACGCTATGGCAACTGGCTTTAGCGCTTTCTATGATTTGAAAATAGGGGTCTTCCAGCATCGCTTCCAATGATTTGCGGGTGTTGGCTTGGTAGTTTTGGGTTAAAGGAAAACTATAAACCTCTAAAAATTCTTTAATGTCTATCCCTTCCATGACACGGGTGATGCCCATGGCTCTTTTACAAAAGGCATGGCTGGTACAAAAATAAACCAGGTCTTCCTTAGCAAAACCAAAACGGGTTCGTGCACGATGCTTTCCTTCCTCTGCTGCTTTTACGGAAAAAGAGATAAAGGCTATGCGGTCTGGGTCAGTGCCTTGGTCAAGGTGTTCTTCTATTTTCTTTAGCAGGGTTGTGGTTTTGCCGGTACCCGGAGGCCCAAAAAACTTATCAACACTACTCATCTTCCCAATCCTTTTTCGGTTTGTTCAGTTTAAAATCGTCAGCACTCACGCTCAGGGCGGTGTTGTCTTCGGTTTTTAGTACCCAGACAGAGGTGTTTCCTGTCCCTTTGTCAATATACTTTACCGCGGTCATGGCCCCCAGTGTTTTTAGTTCGGTATAAATTTCAGCTTCCTTAATGCCTTTCATGCCTTTGAAATCTCTAACATATTTTACTAGGTCTCGACCCCGAAACCACCACTCATGTGCGGCCTCTTCTTCGCTTCGATACACCGCCCCGGCCAAGATCGCCACTCGTGCAGAGGACTCGGTGTTCTTACAAAACTCGGCTATAGCGTCTTGCAATAGCCCTGATTTTGTCATGTCCGGCGGCACCTCTATTTCCTGGACGTTTTGAAGCAGCTTATTGAGCTTGGCTACCCAGTCCCTTTTTTTAATATCGGGAGGACACTGGTTCAACACATCCATGCAACGCTGTTGATACAGGTTAAAGCTGTGCAGTTCCCGTGTTTCGAGAATCAGGGTCTTGCCTTCTATGTTAAGGTGCCATAAGGGAGGGTCCGTCAGGTACTTTCTAAGGCCTGATATTTCCACCTCTTTTTCAGATGGTTCTATACCGTACCTTCGGGTCACGCATATTCCGCTTTGGCAATGGTTCACCAATGGCGGTGTGGTACACTTGTAACGATAGTCAGATTTCTCAAGACTATTCATTAAGGCATTCAACTCAGTGTGCGACAGGGGCTTGTGACACGCTGTTTTGTTTACCTCCTGAAGTTTGTCGCGCCACTCATCACTTTCCGGGTGTATTTTTCTAAACAATACCCCGTAAGAGAAAAGAGCGTCGTTGCGGGTGCCTTCAGGTATCCCGTTTAGCTTCATGTGTACCAAACACGGCGGCGCCTGATCCCAAAAGGAATCGGCCGGACCCTCCCCGTTTGTCTTTCTGCTTTTCTTTGTTGGTTTAAGTTGGTCAAGTTGTTCCTCTGTAATAGCGGTTTTCTTAACGGCTCTAATAAATTGTTCCGGGTTGAGCATGTCTCCCTTCTTGTTCAGTCCATAGCGAGTGGTGTCCTCTCCCCCGAAATAGGGCATGTTTAACCAGTTCCCTGTTTGTTTGTGCTTCTCTGTCTGCTTACTCCACTGGTGTTGCTTGGGAAAAATCTCGTCTCCGGTTCGACCCATAGCAGCGGCGATCTCTTCGAGTTTACTTTTAAATTTGAACGCAGGCACCGGCTCTTTTGTAAAGAGAAACAAGTGCACCCCGCCCGATTTGGTCAGACAGGGGACCAAGGGCAAGTTCATGTCTTTGATTAATTTTTGTAGGTGTTTTATGTCAACCGGGTACTCATCAACGTCAATGCACCCCCATCGACAGGTTTCGTTATCGGTGATCGGGATGACCCCGATAGAGGTTGTGCCTTCCAAGTGGGACTGCCAGTGGACCAGGGACAAAGGTTCTTGTAAAGTGCGACCTCTACCGTCTTTCTTTGTGCCTTTTGCTGTTTGTTTTGTTCCCTGTATTTGATAGATGCCATAAGCACGGTCAAGTCCCGCGAAAATCGACATAAATTCTACTGCTATTTCCTTCATGGTGCCCCTTAGATAAGGGACCCCATACTCTCCTTGCGTTTAAAAGTATAGAGCCCCTAAATCAGCAATCCTTATTCCCAATCCTTGTCGGACTGGTCTTCGATCGCGGCTTTATCGGCAGGTTTACTCAAGGCTGACATGCCTCCTTCCTGACAGAAGTTTGCGAAGTCTTGTCCTTCGTTAAACTGCTCTGGGTCAGTAAGTAAGGAGTCCATGGCCACATTAAACCCAAACCAGGTGCCTTTACTATTAGACTCCTCTTTGATGTTTATGCGGTAAAGTTGAGCAAAAGAAGGCGGATTAAACGTGCCTTTTTTGCCTTTCGCTACTTGAGTCACAACCATGTTGTTCCATGCTCTTGAGTGTTTTAACTGTGAACCAGACATGTTAATAACCGCACGATATAAGACATCGTTGAGGTGTAAAAACCCGTAATGGTTTCCAGTGTTCACCAGTTGAGTTTTGGAGCCGTCTGATTTTGTCAAGATGTCACGGTACCTATTGTCCCGTTCTGCTTTAAAAATCATGTCGGTGTCAGAGGGGTGCACAGTAACTAAACCGCCACCGTCTTCTCTGAGTCTCCACTCAACGTAGTTTCTATCGTACCAGCAAGGCTGGAATAAAAATCCTTTTTGCCCGTCGATAACAGAGTTACTCCCGGTAAACAAAAAATCCCCGGCACCTGCATCGGCACGATACTCGGGTTTTGTTTTGTTTAGAACAGGGGATAACGCCTGTATGATTTGTATGCGCGGAGAATTTAAATCCTCCGTGCCTATTTCTCCGAATCCTTGACCAGCATGTTTTTCAAACAATGCTGTAAGGTCGGTCCCTTTGGTAGAGCTACTACCATTCGCTTTTTTATTGGTCATTTTTCTTTGTCCTTATATTATTAGCCTTTTATTATTTTTGTGCGTTGTCCCGTGTACACAGAAAATAGTTTCTGTATACCGCTGTCGAACGCGGTTTCCCCACTCTCAATAAGCTCTTTTACATTAGCTTTGAGGGTAGATGGGTGGACGGCCTCCTTTTGCATAGGCTCTAGCCCCTGTTTTTCCAGGGTATCCATTGTTTCTATTGCTTCGTCATCTTCGCCTGCCGCAAAGTTGACACTGACGGTGTTTTTTATAAGGTCGCCAAGGCCATTCTCTCGTAGCCACTGGTGCGCCGCTCCCTTATTTTTCTCGGTGATCCGTGCAGAGTAGAAAGGATCAACAGAGATTCGTGAACCATCGTCCATACGCAGATCACTGATTCCCAATTCTCTCATTTGCTCAGGGATGGTTTCTTCACTGTATTGCCGATACTGTTCTCGTAATCGTTTAAGGCTTTCCTCAGCGTTGCCAATGAGGCCGCCGATCTCGAGCATATCATTCATGTCTTTGGACAGGGAACCAAGGTCCTGGTCCTTAATTTTTGTGATCTTCTTTTCAACGGACTGTTCAAACAGATCAAGGATGTTGTCTTCTTTTTTAGTCATTTTCTTTTTCCTTATTAAAACCAAGACCGGCTAGTATTTTCTCAATTTTTGAATACCGGCCCATTAATACTTGAACCTTGTTCTCTAATTGCTCTATGTAAATGTTTTTCTCCGCTATCACCCTACTGTGTGTTTCATGGTCTCGTGTTGCATTTCTAATTGCGTCATGTAAATGTTTTATGTACTCGTCCTTACTTTCATTTATTTTGTCGTCCAAATCTTTGTCGTCCAAATCGTAGTAGTCGTTACTCATTGAAAACTCTCCTGAACACGCTCCTCGGCAATCTTTGTGATGATGTCGTCTCGGTCATCGTCTGCGTGAAGGTTGTGTTCTTTTGAAATCTGGTCTATCTTCTCGTCCAATAAACCCTTCTCGTCTTCGTCGTCTATGTCTTGATAGATCAATTCCATGGCGTAATCGTAGTAGTCGTTACTCATAGTCTTCCTCCAACTCTTCGGGGGCAAGCCTTATGGCTGCGTTCTCTTGTCGAGCACGCATTATGGCTTCGTCGGTGACGTCTTCGATAGCGAGTTCGTTAAGCGTGCTTAAGATTAAAGCCGCTGATAATTGTTTTCTTTCTGCTTCTGTCAACTCTAGGACTAGAGTCAGTAGTGCCTTCATTCGTTCGTTCATTCTTCTTCCTTATATAAACTTTATGCAATCGCCTTTATCATTTTCAGGTTGCAAGACAAGTATATACCAGATATACTTTTATTGTCAAACACAATAAACAATAAAAAGAATTGTTATATAATATAAGGGATCATATAAGAATGAGGAACTACGAATATCAAACAGAGCCGTATAAGCACCAAGAGAAAACCTTAGCTCGGTCCGCCTTTCGCAAAGAATTTGCTCTATTTTTAGAGATGGGCCTGGGTAAATCAAAGGTTCTTCTTGATAATGCCGCGGTGCTTTTTGAGGCCGACAAAATAAATGCGTTGCTAATCATAACACCAAAGGGAAACTTAAGAAATTGGGACAAGTTGGAGATACCAAAGCATTTTCCGGAACGCATCGAGAAGAAAGTGTTGGTGTGGCAACCGAACCATACAAACAAGTGGAAACAGGAGTATTGCTCCCTGGTTTTAGAAGAACATCCCGAAAGATTGGAGATTATGACCATGAATGTTGAAGCCTTTTCCACGGAAAAAGGACTTAAGTTTGCGCGAGCCTTTGTTCTGGCTCACGAAACCATGATTGCAGTGGACGAGAGCACCCTGATTAAGAACCCACAGGCCAAGCGAACAAAAAATTTATTAAATTTATCAAGAGAGGCGCCTTATAAACGGATTCTGACCGGTTTTCCGGTGACTAAAACCCCTCTTGATCTGTATTCACAGTGCGCCTTTTTAAACCCCTTACTGCTAGGTTTTAAAAGCTACTATTCATTCAAGGCCCGATTTGCGATCACTAAAATGCGGCGCATGGGACACAATAGTTTTCAAGAAATTGTGGGGTATCATCGGATGGATGAACTGCAGGGCATGCTCAAAGAGTTTTCCGCACGCTACACCAAAGACAAGTGTCTTGATCTACCGGAAAAAGTTTATATGCGCCGAAACGTGGAGCTAACCGATGAACAGAAAAAGGTTTATGAACAAATGCGGAAAGAAGCACTGATGATTCTAGCGGATGAGCTCTATACCACGCAAACGGTGCTGACCCAGTTAATGCGATTGCAACAAATTGTTGCGGGCAGTCTGCGTTCTCCTTCGGGGGAGGTGCAGATCCTCAAGAACAATCGGGTAACGGAAACGCTTAATGTCTTGGGAGAGATTTCAGGGAAAGCGGTAATTTTCGCGGTGTTTCAAACCGATATAGAGCAGTTGACCAAGAAAATAGCCGAGACCTACGGGAACGATAGCGTGGCTTCCTATTATGGAAAGACCTCACAAAAGGACCGAGAAGCAATCCTTGAGAACTTCCAGGACCTAGAGCATCCACTAAGATTCTTTGTCTCCAATCCGCACACCGGGGGCCGGGGACTAACGTTGACGGCGGCTTCTCACATGATTTTTTACTCCAATAGCTATGATCTTGAGCTAAGAATACAGGCCGAGGATCGGATTCACCGGATCGGACAGGATAAAAGTTGCACTTATGTCGATCTAGTGTGTGAAAATACAGTGGACGAGAAGATTTTAGCTTCTCTAAAAAAGAAGGTTCAAATATCTAATGAAGTTTTAGGGGAGGTAAGACAATGGTTCAAGTAACAAAACAAAGAACACCGAAATTAAAGGACAAAAAAGACACGCAAATTAATATCCGGCTGACAACCATTGAAAAACGGAACCTGGACATTATGAGCAAACACCAATGGCGCAGTTCCAGTGATTTCGTTAGACGCCTAATAAGTCGGGAGTGGAAACGAGTCCGACAAAAGGAAGGACCGGCCTCAGTGGATGCCATGATTGACAGCTTTGAGTCGGGAGAGGTGAACGGAAAAGACGTTGGCAACATTTTTTAGTTGCTTTTTCCGCCCTTTTTATGCTATCTTATGGGACATGATAGGAAAACATAAACAAATAATAAGATTATCTTTGAGCGCAGAGGTTTTTGACAAAGCCAGGACTGCGGCTCTTGCAAGAGGCATTTCTATTGAAGCACTGTTTTTGGGGTATCTTGAAAAAGACTATTCCTTAAACAGCGAAGCGATGGAATTGCACCTTGACGCTAAGAATGAAGCGCGGTATTCATAACGGGCGCCCCCTGCTCGAAGTTTAGTTGTGTCCGTGCTTTTTACTAATACACAACTAAATAAAGGGGAGCACACCTGTTGAACCGGATTCGTCCCAGTTCGTCAGTCTGTAAGTAAGGTGTTGCTTTATCCTAATTGATGCTTACAGATAATGGGACACTCTATATATGCTAAACATAATTAAAAGACATGAACAAAGACGAAATCTTATCAGAGATTAAAGAAACGCTTTATCCGAACCTTATGAAAGAGCAGATACTTTTGCTTTCACCAAAGCTACTTAATGAATTGTTTCGTGATGAATATAAATGGCCTCCTTCCACGGAAAACGCTAAAAACAATAGGTTCTTGAACAAAAGGGCTTTTAATACTTTAGATTCTTTAAATGTGAAAACTATGGGGGAGCTACTAGAAATACCTATATTTAAGTGTCTAAGAGTCCATGGGTGCGGTAGAAACACCGCTTCAAGAATAAATGATTTTAAACATGCTATAGAGCACACATGGAACTATGTGTCCTGCTCTAAGATAGAAAGGCTGTTGCCTATGTGGGACAAAATGATCCTTACAATGAATAACGAGATAGAGAGATTAAATTCCACCCGAGAGGATCAAAGACGATATGCTAAACATAATCAAGAAAATACTGGACCTTCCGTTTAATCTGCTTGACTGGATCCGGCAAACGCTGATAAGGATTAAACGCCTACCGGTGCAAAGAATTAAACGGAACAGGCGGCTTTAAATAATGGGGTTGCCTAAGTACCAACTTGATTTGTTTCGTAAAGAAATCAAAGTACCCAGTGAACATGACGGGTATTGGCATGAGCACCGACAACGGATAGAGAAGGAGAGGACTTTGGCTAAGATGAACGGGAAGAAGGAAAAGAAAGAAGCAACAGTCGACCTGGTGAACCATCCACCGCACTATAATAAAGGCGGGATGGAAGTGATCGAGGTGATTGAATTGGTGACCGGTGGGGGAACTGGTGGGAAACGGACCGGGGACCAGGGCTTCGTTGGCTACCTGCTCGGGAATATTTTGAAATATCTTTTAAGGTTCGAGCACAAAGGAAAACCAATCGAGGATTTAAAAAAGGCCCGGTGGTACTTGGATAAACTGATCTCGGTGGTCTCAGACAAAGAAAACCAATAAAACCTCATTTCTACAAAAGTAGGACTGAGGTAGGACTGAGGCTTTAAACAAACCCTATACACAGTGTTTTTAACTAAACCTCATTTCTAAGTTCTATTTTCATAGTTTTATCCTTTGACTATCAAGAAAAAGAGTTGAAAACACGACTGAGGGACTGAGGTTAGCTGGAAAACTAGCACCTATAAGGGTTTCGACCTCAGTTTGACCGACTGAGGTAGAACTGAGAAACTGAGGTTACTTTTAGCTACCTTTTTAGTGTAGAATACAGCTATAACCTATAAAAAAGGAGAGAAGATGGGAGTCAAGAATCAAAAAGGGCCGCCAGGATCCAACAACCCGTCAGGAAAAAACGTTAGACACCTAACTGACAAACAGAAACGCTTTGCCAGAGAGCTTGTTTATAATGATGGCAGTAAAACCAAAACCCAATGTGCTATTGACGCTGGATACTCTAAAACTAGGGCCGGTGTGTCCGGTGCTGAACTAACTAATCCTCGTAAGTATCCTTTGGTGGTTAGACGTATTCAGGAACTAGAAAAAGAGCTACAGCAGAAGTTTGATGTCACTTTTGATCGACACATAAGAAAACTTAGTGAGATACGTGATGAAGCAATGAAGAAAGGCAACCTGACAGCAGCAGTATCCGCAGAAGTGCAACGTGGGCGTGCGGCTGGATTGTATGTCGAACGAAAAGAAATAAGAACGGGAACGCTTGAATCCTTAAGCGAGAAAGAAATTAAGGAAAAGATAGATGGCTTGCTCGCTGACTATAAACCTTTACTTGAAGCCGAAGAAGCGGTGTTTGAGGAAGCGGAATGATGCTTACCCCTTTGCTTTCGCTACTTTTTTAGCATAGTCCTTAAACTCAGGGGTCATGCCCGTTGCTTCAGGCACAGGTTTTGAGGTGTCGTATTCGTTCCACTCAAAAGTTAGGCCCAAAGAGTCTTCTAGTTTGTTGGCGATCCTTGCTTTGCTGTCTATCGGGCAGTCAATACATAAGCGATAGTTTTTCTTTGCCCCCTTTTGACCGATTCTAAGGAAGGGGAGCAGGTCATGTAGTTGGTTCTGACTAAAAGCCTCTATTAAACTGGTTGCCTGGTCTATTTCTAACAATGCTTTTTGTCTAATCACTTGTTTTCCCCCTGTAAATGTTCAAGGGAGCGTTTTTTAGCCAGCGTTAGATCGGTTGTTCCAAGCTCAGCAACAGCTTGTCCTTTATCATTAACAAGCTTGTACTCGTTGCTTTTGTTGTCCTGTTTGAGCGTGTGTGTTTCTTTAACCATTTTGTTCTGCCTCCGTTTTTTAAATTTATCTATTACAAATTGGTGGTTTGCTCTGAAGTAAGAAAATATGTTTTTGTACTCCTGTTGCCCATTCTCCCTTCTTTCTTTACAGTTTTCGTTAAACATGTTTCGTACAAAGTGTTTAAAATTCGGGTCTTGTGTGTAGTGGGTCTGTTCTTTCTCAAATAAAGGCAGTTGTTCCTGTAGCGCTGTCATTTTTCTTCTTCGTTAATAAAAATCTTTTTAAATGATTGCTCAAACTCGCCCGTTTGTCCAGTAAAGTGTTGTTCCGGCTCGTTTTCTTGTTCTTTGCGAAGAATGGTTTTCGCTCTGCTAATAAGCAATGCACTTACATTGGGATCTTGAGTCGTACTGAGGCATTTCCATTTATTTTCTATGGGTTTTCCTGACTGTTCGTCCAGTTCAAAAGAACAACTGCCTCTGCCCCAACCAAGAAACACTCGTCCTTTCCCTTCCCTTCCGTACGAAACCTTTGAGCTATCACTCATCAGACAACCCCATTTCATGTTCTTTTTCTAAAGCATCCACATAACCAACAACAGCTTTACTGCCTTCAGTCATTAGCCAGTCTTGTTTGGGATAAGGATGACTGTGATCAAAGAGGTATTCGTTCCAACAATCAATGAAAGTTTGCTTAAGAAATATCTCATTGTCATCATCATTATCTGGAAGTATTTGTGAAAACCAAGCCCATTGAGCAAGGATGGTGTAAATATCACTAGGCGTTGCCTCCCCTACCCTTCCTTCAAGACTGTCTATTTGTTTGTCCAGGCCAGCTATTTCTTTTCTTTTACTTGCATACATCACCCACCTCCCGTGATTCTTTCAATCGTTGTAGTGAATAATTCATCAACAGCTTTTTGATTCTTCTGGTTGATCTTGGTTACTTCTTCCGGTGTGAATTTTGGTCGTTCTTCGATAAACC